GGCTTGATATTGCGAGCTATGAATCTCCTTTGTTTGGGCAGTTCGGAATCCCTTTAACGACCGCAGCGTCGACCAGTTTCTAAGCGACCGTTGAGGATGTGAGTCTCCGAACGGAGTTTGGGCATGTCGCTTTCTCGACGACACGCTCCAAACACGTTTTGTCGCGATTACTGAAGCAATCAAGCTCCATGGTCTGGCGACACGCCTGCCGGGAAACGATTGAACGAATGCGTTCTTCCGCCGTCTATGCTAAATCTGGACGGAGCGTTTCCAGGCATATATGCGAGACGAAACACGCCATCCCTAAATCCCTAGAGGTGAACGGCTGCCGAACCGCTCACCCTTTTTTGCGGTGTGTTTCAAGTTTTCCTTTAGGGTCCTGGGAAAATAACCATGCCCCTTCTCCTCGATCATGATGAGATCCGGTCTAATGTGGGAGCTTTGAATTTTTGACTTGTACCAGGCTTCCATTTTGGGATTTTGCTTATGTCCGGCCAGGCCACTGATGCGTTATTGATCGCGGGTATTCCAGCCTTGAATATGTCGTTGTATCGACAGATTCGTTTTTTGGTGGGCGATCCAACCGCGTATCTACAATGGAAAGATGAGTCGGGCGAGCTCAAGAGTGTATTGATTTTGCGCGATATCGAAATGGATCTCGCCAAACGATCGGCTCGTGCTCAAACGATTGCCTGCCCGCGTGATTATGCGCCTGCGGAAGGCTTAAGCGGCGATCGCGAAACAGCCACGGCCCAGGCGGTAAGCCGCCGTGTCTATCGCCAACCATCACCGAGCATCCGCCAGTGAGGTCTCGAAAGTCAAAAACGCCCGATCGGATGCTTCGGTGCATGGTTTTGTTACGTGCGTAGTCTGGGTGCGAGTGTCCGGCAAAGGTCACGCATCGTCTTCAGTTCGCCAAATGTGACGGATGTTGGTCGTGAATTCTGAGCTACATGGTTGACCCATGCGACGCTGAGAAGCACGACAACCAAGAATGGAATCCACAGGAACGAAATCCAAAACGATGCCAATGCAGAACAAAACAAAGATCTCATGCTTACCGCACGTCTTAAAGGTGAGCAAGAAATTTTAGATATACAATTTAAATATGCTCAAGAACTTGCTAAAGAGCCCAATGTAGGGGCTCAAGCAGCAATAGTCAGAAAAGGTCTACAAGAAATTGATAATTCTCGCGTTAAAACGGCGCAACAGCTGCAAGCTATCGAAGCAGCTCAAGCAGAAGCTGTACAGAATATGATTGAAGACATGGATCTAGAGATTATTAAAATAGAAGCTAAAACTGACGCACAAAAACAAGCTGCACAAGTTATGGAAATAGAATTGCAGTTTTTACGTCAAGGTAAGACATTGACAAAGGACCAAGTAACAGCAATCGCAACCAAAATTGCAGAACTTGAGAAAGCTAAAAAAGTTCAAGCTGAAGCAACCGCTTTACTGCGTATGGAAACAGAGCTGTTCGACAGTCTTGCTAGTAACGTAGCCAGTGCATTTAGTAGCGCAATAACGTCTGCCATACAAGGTACCGAAGACCTTGGTGCGGCTCTGCAAAACATAGGCGCTCAGTTACTTGGAACTATCGGAAATATGTTGATTATGTACGGTATCGCCCAAGCACTCGGTGCAGCGGGCGGCGGTGTCAATAATCCTGAAGGCATTTTCAGTTTCTTGGCCAGAGGTTTTGGCTTTGGAAAAGCCGCAGACGGCGCCTACTGGCCTGGAGGATTCCAAGCCTTTGCTGATGGCGGCGTAGTCACCCGCCCCACGATGGGCATGATTGGTGAAGGCGGTGAATCCGAATACATCATCCCTGCCAGCAAAATGCGTGGCGCCATGGCACGGTACGCCTCCGGTGCCCGTGGATCTGCCGTCATCCCAAGCGGCGGTGATACTGGCGGCAACATGGGCGGCGTTGCAGTTGCTAGCGGCGCAACCGTGGACGTTCGCTACACCGTGGAGCGCATCAACAGCGTGGATTACGTCACCGCCGATCAATTCCAGCGCGGCATGGCACAAGCTGCCCAACAAGGCGCTAATCAAGGCGAACAACGCGCATTGCGGGCATTACAAAATAACCGTTCAACCCGTAGCCGCCTAGGTCTCCGCTGATGGAATTACGCATTGCCCAATACCTCGGACTCCGCAAGCCAATCGTTGGCACACGATTTTATTTTCAAAACTACTATCTGAACAAAACTGCATCACTGACAATTCCGTTCGGCAGCGGAGAAATTGAACAAGCCCACGATTTTTTACCCTTTGGGTTTTCTGGCATTTCAACCGATCGTCAAGGTGATCTAAAGGAAGCCACATTAGTGTTTCCAAATAACGAATTAAGTCGCGCCTGGATTAACACAGTAGTCAAAGACCGTTGGTTTGCCACTGTCCGCACGATCATCCCAACTGACGACACCACGCCATCATCCGCCAAGTCACAAATCCTGTTCACATACATCGGCGTGATCACAACCGCTAACTGGAACGAAGCTGTGGTGACGGTCACGGTCAGTTCTGTGCTGGATGCTGTCGGTACAGATGCCCCAACACGCCGAATCACGCGCAAAATTGTGGGCAGCATCCCTACGACTTCCAATGTCCGACTGCAGTGACCTACTGGGACTGCGTTACGAGCTTGGCGCGGACGGTAGCGACGGTGCGATTGACTGCATCCATCTGGTGTATGAGGCGCATAAACGCTTTGGTATCTGCGACCCACCGTTCAACGATGCTTGGTACAACTCAGATTTTCGGTTTATTGCGCGGGATCTATTGTGTTGGGGTAATCGTATTGCTGTCCCCACCTATGATGGGGATGTGGTTTTGCTTTCGCAGGATCGGTCATTTTGCGTGACATGGAAAAGCGGAATCCTGTATATCAACTGGTACATCAACAAGGTGGCATGGCTGCCGCTGGACAAATTATCCGAATCCCACTGCTGCCATACGAGCGGCAACTCATCGAAGTTCTGGGCATTTCGCGGGAGGAGTACGAGCAATTTTCAGTTGAAGTAGCACGGCGCAGCAAGGAACGCCCCGCCGCCTACGACCATATTCCAGATATTCAAGCTGCTGCTCCAATAATTGCTGCTGCTGCCTATTTAGCCTCATCAGGTTCTGGTGCTTTTTTAGCCGGAGCTGGTGCTGGAGCAGCCAAAGGCGCAGCACTAACTACAGCAGCAATCAGCCTCGCCATAGGCACAGCAGTTAGCGCAGTAGCTTATCTATTGCTACCCAAGCCCAAGCCGTTTACCGCCGCTAATCAAAGTTTTGGTGGTCAACAAATTGCACTGGAAAACGTTACAGGGCAAGAACGTTATGCACCTACATTCGGCTTTGACTCGCAACAATCTTTAGCCACCTACGGCACACCAATCCCGCTTGTATTCACCGATGGCGGCCTGTTGATCTCGCCGCTACTTGTCTGGAGCCGTGTTATCAGTCGCGGCAATTACCAGATTGCAGAAATGCAGTTCTTGGTGGGTCAAGGTCCGTTGCCTATCCGAACGGACTGGTCTGGAGCTGGCGGCAAATACGGAAACCTATTTCTTGGTGGCAACACGATCGACCCCAGCTCGGGCGAAGATTTTGCGTTCTACTACCGCGACGGCAGCGCAACCGACAACCGTTTTGGTGCTGAACACCTGAAGGCTGGCAAACTTAACGCCACTGTCCCGCTGGCATTTACTGCGCCAACAAGCGTAGGCGATGAAATTTTTGCCTTCAGCGCAGCATTTACACCATCCAGCCAAGCGCAATTTGGCGTTTACAGCGGTATCCCCAACGCCACCAATCTGCGTCTGAACTGGCAAGTTGTTTCACAGGATATAAAAACTCCCGCACCAGAACGCGACTACAGCCCGTTTGATATTCGTAACTGGATTTCAGGCCCGCAAAAAGATCACGATGCCATGTATAGCGCCGGCATGTCCGGCACCGGCACCAACTACGCTCGCCGCGTTGGCATTATCAGCACAAGTTCCAGTGATATCAAAACTACAATCCCAGACAAAAAAGGCGGCACTGTAAAAGCCACGATTTATCGCGGTGTTGATGGTGACGAAGGCGTTGGTACAACCATCACTGTTGTGATTGGCGCCGGCACTCAAAGCGACAAATTTGGCTCAATCAACTGGAGCAAACGCGAGCCTTATTCCGCCAACCAAGGCAAAGATATTCAAAACATCCTTGACGGTGAACACGCTACCCATGACGACGCCATGCAAGTTGGCGAACAGTTCATGATTGGCACCGGCTTGTGGATGGTCACCAAAAAATCAGGTTTTTGGGATAAAGATAAGAATCGCCGCATTGAAGTTACGCTGCGCTGCATCAAACGTCTGAGTGGATTTTCGGCAACTGGAGGACTGGAGCCAGTCACTTTTGGCAAAGCCAACTCGGAAGCAATTTCACAGGAGCTGCCACCGTACGTCGGCACAACTGACGATGAATGTAACGCCACCTTCATTGATTCGCCGCCGTTTGCCGTAGAAACATACACAACTAAGGATCGCATTATTGACGAAGCCTTTTTCCCAATCTGCAAGGTCTCTATCGCAACGGTACAAAATACGCGCCCATGCGATGTAACCGAAATTGGTTTGAAGTCACAGGTGTGGCTGCGCTTTAACAACCTGTGTAATTTCTCCACAATTCCATCGCCTGAACAGTTGCGTAAAGCGGACGGCAACCGCACGATGTATCAAACGGGGACGATGAACAAGTATGCTCGTCGCGTCAGCCTGTTTTCGCTTGATATACGCGAGGCTGGTTCAGCAGCAGATGCTACGTGGCATCCATCCGGTCGCACATTTGCAGTCCAAGGCGATACACCAACCGATACCTATAACTACATCCGCGTTTACCACGGCACCACCCGTGCATTGGAGTTTCGCCTCCGCCCACGCACTAGCGCCGATGCTGTCTATATCAACGGACCCGATTGGGAAGTCGTCCTGTTAGATGCTGGCAAAGACGCCGTATACAAGTGGAGCCAATCGGTTGATGGTCGAACAATGCAGTTCAAGACCAACGGCACGATTAAAAGTATCAAAGAACTGTGGGGTCTGACAGAGATGGGCGCCCCGTATATCGCCGTTGACCGCACACCAACCACCACACCAAAGACTGTTGGTTTTACTGGTTACAAATTCCGTAGTGTTGGCGGCGATCCAACACCAGAAGACATCAGCAAGGCGTGGCAGTTCATGTTGATGTACCGGCGCACCGATCCGGGTTACGGCATTGATCCAAACAATCTGTCACCGCCGGTTATTGATGTAACCACTGGCTCGGGCAAGGTTGAATACGAAAAATATGACCCGACTAAATTTCCAACCGGAACCGAGTTCAAGGTTGTTGAAGCTTATAAGCCCGGAGCGACCAATACTGTCCTGTTTGAATTTATGGTTACGGTTGCCGTACGCGAAGGTGTCAAGCGTTGGGTGTTGTTATATGCCTTTGTCAAAAGTGCCGGCAGCGGTTGGAAAGTTGGCGATCTAATTCCTAAAGGCTTGATTCAGGGTTATTACCCTGGCGCCAAAACGCTTGAAGCTTTATTCCGCGTTGATGCTGTTGGCGAAATCGACGTTACGCCACCTACCGCCAAGACTCGTATTTTTGGCAAGTACACCGCCATTGCAGAAGTCAGCCAGTACGCCAGCGAGATCCAGCGCA